CGGATAACAATTACCTGCACGACTATATCAAGATTCAGAACCAGAAGGCGCAGAGTACGCTCAACTTCGCGAATATGACCCTTCAGGCGGTTTCTGCTCTGAACGACGCGTTTACGAAGGGCGACGAAAAGCGGGCCGAACGGAATTTTAAGATTTCGAAGGCTATTTCTCTGGCTTCTGCGATTATGAATACCGCCGAAGGTGTCACTACGGCCCTTACTGATAAAACGCAACCGTCTACAATCCTGCGACTCCTTCAGACGGCGGCGGTAGCGGCTACGGGTATTGCACAAATCGCAACGATTAGCCGCCAAAAATGGCCGCCCTCGGAAAGCACCCCTAGCCTTTCAGGAACCGGAGGCGGAGGGATGGGAGGAGGTTCAGCCCCTCAAGCCCCGCAGATAGACCTTTCCTTTATGCGTGGAAGCCAAACAAGCGGGTTTAAGAGTTACGTACTCGCTTCGGATGTCTCGAACGCCCAACAAGCGAACCAAAAGATAAAAGAACAAGCTAGCCTAGTAGGATAATGGAAATTTTCGAACTCGTAATCGACGAACAGGCCGACGCGTACGGCATTCAGGCGATTTCTTTGGTGGCAGAACCTGCTATCGAGGCAGATTGGGTAGCCCTTTCTACCCAGTACAACTTTCAAACGACCGACAAAGAACGGCGCGTGGTTATGGGTCCTGCTCTGATTCCCGACAAACCGATTTACCGGCGGAAAGACGAACAGGAGTTCCATATCTGGTTTTCGAAGGAGACCGTACGCAAAGCCATGGAACTCTATTTCAAGGCAGGCAACCAGAACCGCGCTACCCTCGAGCACGAAGTTCCCTTAAATGGAACGACGGTTATTGAGTCGTGGATTGTGGAAGGGGAACAGGATAAGAGCCGCATGTACGGCATGAACGTCCCGAAAGGAACGTGGATGGTTTCCATGAAAATAGACTCCGATGCTATCTGGCAGGAATGGGTAAAAGAGAACCGAATCAAAGGCTTCAGTATCGAAGGGATGTTTACGCGGAAGGTGGACCTGTCGGCGGATTCGTTCCTCGGAGAACTCGAAGAAATTCTAGAGGACGTGCGGGCGGAGGTGGCTTCTGTCAAGAAATGACCTTGCAAATGGTTAAACCCTTAAACCCTATAACTCAATGAACATTAACCAAAGAGTTGCGGCCCTGTTTTCCAAGTACAGCGCCATGCTGTCGGAGGAGAAGGTCGCACTGGCTACTGCCATCCTCGAAGGAGGGCAGGAAATCCAAACCGAAGCCGAAGAGTGGGCTATCGGCGTTCCCGTTTTCGTCGTGAATGACGAAGGCGAACAAATCCCGCTCCCGGACGGAGACTACACCCTCGAGGACGGAACGAAGTTCGTCGTAACCGAAGGCGCTATCGCAGAATGGATGGCCCCGGAAGTCGAGGAGGTGGAAGAGGCGAAAGAAGAAGAGGAGAAAATGAGCGAAGTTCTCACCCGCGAAGAAGTCCAGTCCATGATTTCGGAGGCTATCAAGTCTATGAGTCAAGAACTGAAGAAGATTAACAAGGCTATCGCCGAGCGCGACGCGCAAATCGAGAAACTCGGAAAGACGGCTACCCCGGCAATCCGTAAGGCCCCAGTTCAAAAAGAGGTAAAACCCCTCAACCTTTCTAACCACTCCGTTGCGGAGCGCGTTGCAATCATTCAAAACCACTTTATGCAGTAATCATGGCAGATGCTTCAATCACCAGTAACTACGTAGGGAAACAGGCGCTTCCCTATGTGGCCCCCGCGATTCTCGCCGCAGACACAATCGCGAACAACTATGTCACCGTACTGAACAACGTCCGCGGACGTGCTCAACTGCGGAAGTTCTCCGGTAGCCAAATTCAGGCCGCTACGTGCACGTTTAGCACGGGTACGGCTTTGGCTTTGTCCGATGTGGCTCTGTCTTTGACGGACCTCCAGATTAACGACCAAATCTGCAACAAAGACCTCCATATGGCGTGGGAGTCCGAGCAGATGATTGGCGCTGCGGCTCCGGCCCCGGCTGATATGAAGGCAGGCGCTGCCCAGTACGTCGCAAAGCGTGCGGCAGAATCTATCGAATTCAACATCTGGCAGGGTAATTACAACATCGACGCCGGTACGTCTACGGGTGCTACCTACACCGCGTTCAACGGTCTGCTCCGTCAAATGGTTTTGGCTTCTCCGACCTACGAAGCAAACTTGACGGGTGCACTGTCTGCTGCGAATATCCTTTCGAAGTTGGAGTCTTTGACCACTACGAACTGCCCGCCGGTTCTCCGTGGCGACACTACGGCTATCATTTACATGAGCCGCGCGTCGAAGTCTTTGTACTACTCCGCTTTGGCTGCTACGTACAACCTGCCTTACCTCGCAGAAGGTATGGCCGACAAGTACGCAGGTCACACTATCGTTTGCCCCGGCGGTTTCCCGAATGATACGCTTTTGATTTCGCGTGTGGAGAACCTGTACGTAGGCACGAACCTGCTGACCGACCTCACCGAGGCCGCAGTTCTCGACCTCATGGGAGTGACGGGAGACGACGTTACCCGCGTTATCATGAAGTTCGCTTTCGGTACGCAGGTAGTAGACCACGATTCGTACGGCCTGCTCCGTCGGACCACGTAATAACAACCCGATAGAAGGAGGGGGCTAATAGCCCCTTCCTTTTGTCTTTAATCCCAAATTCAATGGCTTGTAATATCACAATCACGGGACGGGGTTACCCCTGTAAAGACGCTATCGGGGGTGTACGTCGCTTCTGGGTTAAGACCTTCGAACCGGACGGCTCCAACTGGGGTACGGTTACCTCGGGTGCTCTCGCAGGTGCGGCCGAGGCGATTACCGTCTACGCTTTCCAGCTGACGAAAAACACGGCTTCGTTTGTCCAGACGATCAACGCGTCTATGGAAACGGGGAACGTCTTCTACTCGCAGGTTCTCGAGGTCACGATTCCGAAGATGGAAGCGTCGGTTAACGCTGAAATCGCAGACCTCATCAAGACGCGTCTTTGCGTTATCGTGGAAACCGCAAACGGCGAGCGTTTGGTTATGGGTCTTCTCAACGGCGTAGACGTTACCGGAGGAACGATTACCACGGGAACGGCGGCGGGCGACCTCCACGGCTACACGTTGACGTTTACAGCGGAAGAAAAGGCACCCGCTCCGGTCCTTTCTGCTACGACGAATATTACTTATACTTCGGAGACGTAAAGGTTTGTTTTCTTGGTTAGGATAGGGCCGGGGTCTTCCCGGCCTTTTCTTTGCTATATGATATACGCTGGTATGGCTATGATGCCGGACAGGCTTCCGGCTTCTTTGAGCGCGGTTCAAAGTTTGAAAGGACAGGTAGACAAACTGTTTCTCTGTTTGAACGGATTCGATTCGGTCCCAGAATATTTCGATGAGCCGTGGATTGAGGTTTGGCACGTCGGGCAAAATATCGGGGATCGTGGGAAGTTCTATTTCCCTTTCGGGAATTACAGAGCGTTTATTACCTGCGACGACGATTTAGAATACCCGGAGACCTTTGTTCAGGACTTCCTAAAAGCGGCGGAGATATATCCTAACTCCGTACTTACCCACGCGGGTAAAATTATCCCTTCCCGCTTGACGGATTACTGGCAGGATTGCCCGAAGGTGGTTACCTGCTTTACTCCAAATACGGAGGCGGTAAAGGTCGATATTCCAATTACGGCGGCCTGTTATTTCCCTAGCGAGATATACAAGAAGTTCGACGCTCCGAACTTTTGGAACTGCGGGGATTTCTACGCTATGCAACAAGCCAAAAAAGCCGGGGCAGATTGTTACGCTATCACTCACCCAGCGAAATACTTTGGATATATCAAACCTCCTTCCGGGACGACTATCTGGGAAAAAACCCAAAAGGAGGATATGACCGCACTTCTTAAATCATTCCTATGAAAATAGCCCTTCATATCCCCGTGTGGAAGCGGGTAGAACTTACGCGGGCCTGCTACGTAGGCCTTCAGAGAATCCAAAAGGAGTTCCAAGAAAACGGGGCCGAACTGGTTCCGTATATCGCAGTTTCAGAAGACGAACACGAACAACTCGCGCAAGAATTCGGGTGGAACTACAAGTGGTTCGCGAACGAACGACTGGGAACAAAGAATAACGAGTTACTGGACTGGATGCGCGACTTCTCGTGGGACTTCATGCTCCAGCTAGGTTCAGACGACTTTATTCTACCCGGAGGCGGGGCGCATATCGTGGAACTCATGAAAGAGTACGAGTTCGCCGGGTCTCGAAATATCTACATGTTCCGCGCGGACACGCGGGAAGGGACTTTGTTTCGGGGTTACGCTTCGGGGGCCGGACGCTTTATGGCTAGGCGTTTAATAGATAAGGTCCCGGTTATGTGGACTGACAGGCAGGTAGGTCTAGACGGCTGTTCCCGTCGTAGCGTCTGGGAGAAAACGAAGGTAGAACCCTTCTGGAGCCAAACGCCTACGGTAGCTGATGTAAAGAGTTCCGTAAATGTTAGTGCCTTTGCGCGTTATAAGTACAGCCCCGAGAACTACGACCTCGACGAAGTAGTACCCGAAGCACACCTAATCCCTCGAGATGTTGTACTTAAACTCGAATAGCGGTAATCAAAACATCTACCTCACGCTTCAGGACGCGGGGCGCGATTACACGTACACGCATTACCTGTTCAAGCTGGTACACCGGATGACCCTCGAAGACTTCTATTTCGTGGGGTACGTGATTAACGACAATCCGAGGTACACAAAGATTCAGGTAGCTACGAACGCGACTACCACGAATAACGTCCTTTTGACGGAGACCGGGGATTACGATTATTTCGTCTATGCCCAGAACTCAAGTACCAATAAAGACCCAAATAACGCGGCGGTTGTAGCTTTAATCGAGCAGGGTACCTTGCGCGTTCCGGGGGCGGGTATCGTAAGCCTCCCTACTATCACTCTCGAAGATAACGTACTGTTCTATGGCAACGAATAAAATCGAAAACGTCCAACTCAAGACGTACGAAGCTAGGTCCTACCGCGAACACGCAAAGGGGGACTGGGTCAAGTACGGGGACGACAACCTATTCCCTAACTATCTGGTAGACCTGTACCACTCTAGCCCGACGCATAACGCGTTATGCACGACTATCGGGATGATGATTTACGGGGAGGGGTTCGAACCGGCCGACCTGAACGCGAAACTGCTCGCGGCACAGTGGGACCTAAATAACGAACTCCGGAAATGCGCTATCGACCTGAAGATTCAGAACGGTTTCGCTCTCGAAGTGAACTGGAGTGTAGACCGGACGGTAATTGCGAATATCTCACACCTCCCGTTCGAGAACCTACGTTCGGGGATCTGCGACGAAGAAGAGGTAGTACAGTGGTATTACTACTCGAGGGACTGGAGCGACTCCCGACAGGAGCCGGAAGCTATCGCCCGCTTTAACCCAGAGACGAAGAACGAGTACCCGACGCAAGTTCTCTATGTAAAGCCGTTTTCGGTAGGGTCTTACTACTACCCGAAACCCGACTATATCGGAGCCATTAACTATATCGAACTCGAGAAGGAGATTTCGGTATTCCACATAAACAATATCAAGAACGGTCTTTCCCCTTCGTTCGCGATCCACTTTAAGAACGGTATTCCCTCGGATGAGGAACGCCGCGAAATCCGTCGGGACATCGAAAGGCAGGCCGCCGGAGCACAGAACGCGGGTAAATTCTGGATGACCTTTTCCGATGAGCCGGACCGCGCCCCGACTATTGAGGCATTTACCCTTTCGGACGCGGATAAGCAGTACCAGTTCCTTTCGGAAGAAACCACCGCGAAAATTATGATAGGCCACCGCGTCACTAACCCGCAGATGTTCGGGGTTATGGTCGCGGGTAAACTAGGGGGCGGAAGCGAATTAGAGGCCTCTATGACCCTTTTCGAGCAGCAGGTAATTATTCCCTACCAGCAGGTAATCGAAGAGGCCGTTAAAACGCTCCTAAACGCTTCGGGAGTGGATTCTAGTTTGGTAGAACTCGCGGTAGAGTCTTTTACTGATTACCCCGACGCAATTCGTAACAACGCGAAACGCGGAATAGAACTCAACGAGAACCAGAACAACAAATGCGCCACACAAACGGGAAAGGTCCGGGCGCAACAATTGGCGAACGGGGAGCCAATTTCTCTGGAGACGGTAAAGCGTATGTACTCCTACCTCTCGCGGGCGGAAGAATACTACGACGAAAACGACACGACTTCCTGCGGGACTATCTCGTACCTCCTTTGGGGCGGAAAGGCGGCCCTAGGTTGGAGCCGCAACCTGCTCCGTCAACTCGGAGAAATCGACCTCTCGGAAGAACACAACCTCGACGGGGTAGCGGACTACCTCGAAGGACTAGGGGAGCAGATGGGCGACGACTGGGAGTTAATCGACGAACGAGAAGTAGACTACGATCGCGAAGAAGAATACGACGCGCTGTGGACGTTTGCGCGTACGCTCCGGAATAACCCTCAAGCGAAGAGTTCGCAGGATAACGAAATCGTTCGGGTACGTTACGCGTACGCTCCTACGACCCTCGCGGACGGACGGAGCCGCGATTTCTGTACGCGCATGATTCAGGCCATGAAGGTCTACCGGAAGGAGGATATTATGCAGGCCGGCAGTCAAGCGGTGAACCCCGGCTGGGGACCGAACGGAGTCGACACGTACGACATTTGGTTATACAAAGGCGGCGGGTCCTGTCGCCATTTCTGGATGCGCCAAACGTACCTGAAGCGTAATAACGACCTCGTTTCTGTCAACGAGGCGAAGCGTCTGATTCAGGCCCTCCCGCCGGACGAACGCAAAAAGAACAAGCTAGAAGAAAATGACCGCAAGGTGGCCCAGCGCCCCCGCGACATGAAAAACAGAGGTTTCCTGAAGCCCCGCAAATTCACAACTCCCCGATAATGGCCGAAGTACTCTTTATCAACCCGAACTACCTCAAGCGGGTAACGCAGTTAAACGGCGGGGTTGACGAAAACTATATCACTCAAGCGGCTATCCTCGCACAGGATAAGAACGTCCAGATCTATCTGGGTTCGGACCTGTACGACGCGCTGCGAACGAAGATTAGCGGCGGGACGTTGACAGGTAATTACCTCACCCTTGTAGAAAACTACGTCCGCAAAGCGACTGCGTGGTGGACTATGGTAGAACTGCTCCCGACCCTTTACGTGAAAATCGATAACGGAGGTTTGGTTATCCGTAGTTCAGAAAATACAACGGCTATCTCTCAAGCGGACTATCATAGGGAACTGGAACGCTGTAGGCAAAACGCCAACTTCTACACGAACCAGATGTACCGGTACCTCTGCCAGAACCCTAGCCTCTTCCCGGAATACTCTACCAACTTGCAGAACCGTATCTGTGCGCAACCGTTCAAGTACTATCAATCTGGACTTGCGATTTCTGGAACGTATACCGTCCCGAATATCACTCCAGAATACGCCTACGCTATCAATAAATGAAGCAGGACCGTAACGCCAATATCGAAAAGCTAAAACGGTGGATGGATGGACGCACTACAGGAAATACGGGAGGGGCTAGCCCGGATAGAAACCAAACTCGACTTCCACAAAGAGTCCCTAGACAAACACGAGAAGAAAATCGAGAATCTTGAGTTCAAGTGGCTGGGTAGTATTGGGGGAGTTGGAGTTATTATAGCGGGCTATTTGAAATCCCTTTTCAATGCGTGAACTCAAGTATATCGTTCTTCATTGTTCTGCTACTCCGGTTTCTATGGACGTGGGCGTGGCGGAAATACGGAAATGGCACAAAGGCAAAGGGTGGAAAGACATAGGCTACCACTTCGTAATCAAGCTTTCGGGTAAGCTGGAATACGGAAGGCCTTTACAGCAAATCGGAAGCCACGTACTGGGCTACAACCGCGCCAGCGTAGGTATCTGTTACGTCGGGGGACTGGAGAACAAGAAAGCCAAAGACACTATGAACCCGAAACAAGAAAAGACGTTCCGGGATCTGGTGGCGACTTTACGGAATAGGTTTGGCCCTCTGGAGGTTTGGGGGCATAACGACTTTACGGACGCGAAGGCGTGCCCTTCGTTTAAGGTAGGAGAGAAGTTCGCGGACCTCAAGTTGAACCCAGACGGCCCACTCCCCGACGAATGAGGTACTACTCTCCTACGGTCTTCGGTTTGGATATTGTCCCTTCGGATAATTTTCTCCTTCTTTCGGACGTTCATTTCGACTCGGTAAAGTGCCACCGTGAACTCCTAACGAAACACCTAGACGAAGCCAAAGAGAAGGGGGCGAAGGTCCTCGTATTCGGGGACTGGTTCGACCTGATGCAAGGGATGTACGACCCCCGAAGGAGTTACGCCGGGCTGCGACCGGAATACAAGTCTATCACATACCTCGACGACGTAATCGAAGACAGTATAGAGTACCTGAAGCCGTACGTGGAGAACCTCGTTTTTATCGGACGGGGTAACCACGAAACCAATATCGAGAAGCGATTAAGCACGTCCCCTATTGACCGGCTTTGTCAAGGACTTGGAGGCGTGACGCCGGGGCCGTATTCGGGGTGGATTATGCTTCGAATTACTAGGGGAACCTTTCAGGAACGCTTTAACTTACACTTCCACCACGGCTACGGAGGCAACGCCCCGCGATCTAAAGGAGTCCTAAACGCGGATATAGACCAGAAGGAGTGGCCGGACGCCGATATTATCGTTAGTGGTCACACCCACCAGAAGTGGCACCTGCCTATCTCGGTAGAACGGATTAACGAGAAAGGGAACTTAAGAGAGGACACGGTACACCACCTGAAGTTGGGGAGTTACAAGATGCTAGACAGGTTCGCGGGGTGGGAGGTTGAGAAGGGATTCGCGCAGCCCCGATTGGGCGGGTGGTGGATGTACTTCGAGAAGCAAAGAATGCCGACCGAGCGTTATCATATCCGGATACAAGAAGCACACTAAAACCCTTTGACATGTGGGACTTTTTCGCAGAAAACTGGACCGAGATTCTTCTCTCGGTAATCACGCTTTTGGGCACGTTTACGGCGTTGACGGAATCCAAGAAGGACGACACGATTCTGGACATCTTCCGGCGAATCGTGAACGCGGTAGTTCTCGGGCGGAACAAGTGAACCCCCTATTATCGATTTTAAGGGGTCTAGATTTAACTCAAATCTTTAAGACGAAGGGAGACCTCACCCGGTGGTCTGCGAAGCGAACCGTGGGCGGTCTAATTGCGTCAACCGCTTGTTACGATATTATCGAGCACGGTATGACGTGGCCAGCGGTAGTTCTTTGCGCGGTTGCCATTGTGCCCCTTTGTATATCTTTGGGTCGCGATTCATAGAAACAGGTTTGTGTAGGCCTCACCTCTTAACGAAGGGGTGGGGCCTTTATCTTTGCCCCGAACGCTGGACGTGTGGAACGTGCATTCGTTTGTTTGATAATTTGGTGAAGGGCTGCCTGAAACGTCGGGCGGCCCTTTTTTCTTCCCAGAAGGTTAAAAAAAGATTGAGGGAAGTTTGGAAGTTCACAGGTTAGGAGTATCTTTGTCGGGTCAAACAAACAAAGCCATGGAAGACTACACACTGATCCCGGTAGAGGACGCGCAAATCCGCCACCTCGAGTTCGAATGCCACTACGAGGCCTACTCCGACGACGAAGACGGCTCATGGGCCGGAGATTGCGTAGACGTTCAGAAGGTATTTCTCTGTTTCAAAGGCGTGCGCGTAGAGGTGACGGAGGTAGTAACCAGTTCTGCGGATTTCCGCGATATGGTTCGGGACTGGGTAATTGATAACAAAGGGCACTAATGCGCGAACTCAAGCCGGACGTTTGGGAGTACTACCAGTACTACCGAAAGAAACTTGCAGACAAAGACGAATACGGAATCGAGTGGCATTTGCTGAACCTAGCAAAAGCCATTCGAGACCTTAACGAATACATTGAATCAAACCACCAAAACACGGTTAAATGAAAATTGCACAAGTAACCCAG